TAGTAGTAGACTCCGCAGGAAATCTAGTAACAACAGAAACAGAGTCTTTATAAAAAATAAATTTGTTATGACAAAACCCGTTTTTAAAAATTTATGAGATTTTAATTATATGTTTAAATTCAGTCAAGTCCATTTTCAATTAATTCCACTAAAATCAGCAACCAGTTAATATTTTATTATCTTATAATCAATTTAATCTATTTATATTTTTTAACAGGGCAAAGAAATATTAAAAGGACAATAGAAATTATAAGGAAGAGTATCATTATTATTAAAACAAACCAATTTCCATTAAACATACCTTTTATCCATTCAGCTACTTTATAGATCCAACTGACTATTCCTGCTTCAGGAGCTCCATCTGAATAACTCATTGAAGTGGTTATTCCATCATCTACTATTCTAGCCAAATGAGGGGCTTCTGCCTTAAAACCTATATCAGAACATGAAGTCTCATGACAACACTTAAAGGAAGAGCCACTATGACCCCCTGCTCCCTTTATAATAACTGTATTTAGACCTCTTGATAAATGTGCAACATTCCCACCATAACATATGGCATTGTCACAGACTTTTATTGTTGTTAAATATTCTGAACATTCTGACAATGATACTTCACAGTGTAGTTTTATACCTATACCTGAACCCCATGCTCCTTCAATTTTAAGATTTTTAATAGTTACTTTACAGGGAGTCTCTGCAAGATCTTCAAAATCTATATCATTGCTCACGACTATATTAATATGGTCTTTAATAGAACTATCAAGACTATTCCATAATAATGTACTTCCTACTAATTTTGGTTTTGTTAAGTTTACAGAAAGATATGAGTCTTTTGTTTCTAATACTCTCTTTACACCAGAGATTTTATTACCAGAATATGAACACATAGGTTCTAAACCAAATCTGCAGACTCTCTGCATTGTACCATCAAATGAGGGACATGTGATATTATTAGATATTTGCATTATATCACCAGGATCACCAAATTTGCATGAAGAAATACACCAGTCTTTAATGAGTAAGGCACCACCATTTAATGGACCAAAGAATACAAGAGTCATGCCAGTTTGTAATGTTGAGATTGTTCCTATAGCACATATTTTAACACCATTTGATACCAAACAGTCATTAGACTCTAATGTTTTACATGCCTTTTTTGTACCTATTTGGTAACATACTTTTCTAGAGTATTTAACTGTAATAATCCGATAAGCCTTAGCAATTGTTTTTAATTTATCCACATATGTCCCACATGCTGTACAACCACTATTGATACCAGGACATGAAATAGGGTTACAGCCCCAACTACTTTGGAATTCAAAATCAACTTCCTTATGGCATGGTGATGATTGCCACGGGTATGAGTACTTCTTGCATGTACCATAACAATGAAATACTGATTTAACATTAATCTCTGCATCCATCCAATTTCCTAAAATTTGAACTGTGCTAGTGATTAGTTGTTCACTGAGATATACAGTGAAAGGTATATTCTTCTTTCCTGACTCTGGACTCTGTAGCATTCTTTTATGGGTAAATTCTGAACCTGCTACTACTGAAAAATCTAATTCATAGTCAGAATTTAATTTTATTGTGCCTATTCCATGAGCTGTATTTTGCCACTTTGGTGCTGGTTTTATATCTTCTGCACTAGATGCCCATATTAATGATTCAACAGTAAGTAAAATGATCCATACTGTTAGTATAAAGCATCTATTTCTGTATCTAAAACTTTGTATTTTTCTAACCTTTCTTGAATATAAGGGGGTTTGGTTTAATGTGTGAGTTAATCTTTTTTCATATCTATCAATTAACATACATGCATTATAATGTTCATTTAATAAAACTTGTGAAACTCCAATATCTTTCATACAATATGGACAGCTACCATTTTTACAGAGTTCTTCATGTGATTTGTATTCAGATTCTGATTCACACTCTCTAAGACAGATATTACATGTAGTATTGCCTATAGTCCGTTGAAACTCACTTTTCATTCTTTTAATTAAATTTCCTAGTCGGGCACCATTCTTGAAATATGCTAGTGTTATTAAGCTATATGCAATAGTGTTTATTATCAAGCAGGTCAATATAGGTATTAGTAACCAACCAAAACAAAATGTAAAAAATATTATTATTGTAAGCCATCCATGGATACCTTGAACACACATCTCTGTTGCTATTGAATGGGCAGTTGCAGGAAAAATTGAAAAAATTGAAGTAATTGTGTAAATACATTGTCCTACAATAAGAGATTTAACTGGAACTGTTATATTTTCACCATTACATATAACACTAATATCTTTGTTTAAATCTTGGCAAGTGAATGTAATCTGATCTTCCGTTCTACGATATTTATGAGTTTTCCCAATTTGGCATGTTGTAGATTTTATATCAAATATGCCTGTTGCTGAAAATGCTTCACAAGTTGCACCATTTCCTACCATTATACAATGCATAGTACAGGCTTCCAACTTTTCTTCTATCCCTCTCATCTCAACCATACCTGTCCATACAAGGGGTACGATTTTAGGCATGCATGTTGTTTTATTAATTACTGGAATAACACCTTTTGTTAAAATTGTTACATATTTCCCTTTTGACCTGACTGGGTAAAAATATAAAGAAGTATAACCCATATGTCCTGTAAAGCATTCACCTTGATAACTTTTTTCTGGAGCAGTACTATCTATAACAAATTTCAAATTTCCTGCTATTACTGCCGATGTATCACCTAATTTCAGTCTATCATGATCTTCTCCATGTAAATTAGCTTTCATACTATTTACAACTGCTCCACTTAAATATGTATTATCATAAGGTACATGAATTGCTGTCCCATATCCAGCCAAAAAACAGACATAACCCCCTAAGTATTCAGTCTTCTCACAATTTCTACCTAAAACTAAACGGTTCATCTCTTCTAAAAATTTATTATCTAATGATTCTCTTGCCATACTATATTCAAAAAAGCATGTAACCTTAATATTATAGGTCATATGATTATGTAATAGTTGACTCTGTGCTAATACTGGGACAATACAATTTCCTCCTATAATTAAACCCTCTGGGCAAAATGATAAAGATATTGTAATCAAAATTTTGTGATCATAAGCATTTATAGAACACTGTTTTAATGATTGACAAAATTGTTGTGGGAATATTAAATGTAATGTTGGGAGACAATGTGTTTGATTACAAGATAAATCATAGCAAATAATTGCTTTTCTTTGTCCCTGTTTTGGTTTTGTTATATCATCAAAAAAGCCACAAACACCAGCTAGTTTATCATCTGTATCTTTTGTTTCGAATGAAGTGGCAGATGCAACAGTAGCATCTGTATTTGTTGATTTAGCCTGCCATGTAGAAATTCTAACATCTCTAACTAGTCTATTGATGATTGATATATCAAAAGGACAATTATTTTCTAAATGTTTTGTAAATAAACCTTTTGTATATAGAATTGGACTAAGATCTGTAAAGCCATGTGAAAAGCCAGTCTCGACTCTTTGGTCATGAGGGCATTCTAACTTGATCTCATTTGTTGCCTTGCTTCTAACTTGTTCCAACAGTAGTATTAGTAGTATTGACTTCATTTTCGTGGATCCAACTACTA